TTAGTGGATCTTCAGCACCGACAGTCTCACTTACAAATACTATAGGATCGCCACCTATTCTATTGGCATATTCAATTACCGCACTAGCTAGATACATATGACCCTTGTGACCCATACCTCTACCCCAGCTAACTACGGCAGTTTTTGTTTCTTGTGACTCTCTTAGTAGTTCTGAGATTTTCATAGTATTATTTAGTTGATGTTGAAGACATAGATTCCGCCTTCATTTGTTCTACCGAATTGCTCTACACCAGTCGATGTTGCGTATACAGTATTACCATCAGCACTCATTTCGATAACTTGACCTAGTTTGTTCCACTCAGTGTTGTCACTATCAACTACTAAGGTGCGTTTCTGTTCCCACTTCTTACCATCATTGACGAACTTGTAAATTGCGCCAGCATTGGCAGTACCAGTGAAGTTGTATCCGATAACAGTACCGTTGCCGATGTTAGGGTTAGGATCAGTATTGATAGCATTGAAGCGTGTGCCTGGCACAATATTGTTAACGATATGTGCTGTATTGCCATCAGTTGTGTAAACTGAACTTACGATACAAGAACCAGTGTCGTTGATTGATGATACCGTACCGGTGTACTCTACACTGAAACGCCATGGTACGTTTGCCGAGGCTGTTGCTGACGCCGTTGCTGTTGCTTTGTTACCACGAGTGCCGTTCGTATATACATATGCTGTTAGTGGCGCTAGGACTCTGATGACCGCTGTTGAGCCAGGAACGTTGATGTATGAGTCAACTGGAATTCGGTCGATGGGCACTTTTACACTAGAGTTAGCATAACTAACTGCGCTAGTAACATACATTACATTTACGCCCTGCTCTTCGGTGATGTTAGCAACAGTGACGTTAGCAGAGATAACGCCTAGATTTGCCCAGTCAGCACTGTCTACGTTAGCGATTTCATAGGTGAAGGCTTTGTTAGCAACAGTATACACTTCTCTTGCTGTCATAATCTTCACTGCTCTACCTGGAGCAGAGATAGCGATAACATTACCCTCGCCATTGACAGCAACTGATTTACCGAATGTGTCAACAGGGCGTTGCTTGACTGATGTTAGACTTGCTGTGTGATTGCCTTCACCATCATAAACATATGCGCCGTCTAGTGTGCCGATTACAACTACATTGCCGGTATTAGATGTAGCTACACTGCGGCCGAAGTAAGACTCAGCCACTTCAGATGGTGAACTTAGCTTGGTTGGATATGGTCGCCAGGCGTAGGTGCTCATAGCGACACCGATACCCGTTGTATTGTTTGGACTTACTTCGTAGTAACCACCACGACCAGCTGGCTTTATAATGACTGTGTTGGCAAGGGTAGCAATACTTCCATATGAGGCAGAGATAGTAATAGCGTGTGAGTTGATGTTAGCTACTCTACCATGGTCAACAGCCGCAATAGTAACGAATTGATTCAAGCCTACATTTGAGTAATCGCCGATGTAAAGCGTAGTAGTATTATTAGCGCCTGGTTGAATTGGCATCACTACAGGCGATGTAACTGTACTTGCGAATGATAGTGTCTTGTTAACGGCATTACCAGTAAGAGCTTGTGATAGTGTGACTGTATTGCCTATGACGCCGGTAACTGTAGTGGCGACAGGAACAATACCAGAAGTCGCACAAGTAACTGTATAGCCAGGAGATATAACAAGAACGTTACTACTGATAGTAACTGTGTTTGAACCCTGACAGCCAGATAGGGTGAATGAGTTACCAGGCTCACTTGATGTTATTTGATACTTGACTTTAGTACCTAAGCTGATGCCAGGGCCTGATATATACTGGTCATCTTTGATAGTGTCTGTTGCGCTAGTAAATGCTGTACTATCAACAACTAGAACGCTTGAAACAATTTTACCAGTGAAGGCAGTCTTGCTATCATATGTGTATAGATAGGCAGCACCGATGTTAGGGTTGTTCTCACTATCTACTCCAGGTGCGCCAATAACAACAGCATCGCCCGTGTTGCTCATTGCGATAGAGTTGCCAAAGAAGATATTAGCGGCACGATCCGTGTTAGCATTGAACACTTGTGTTTGTTTGATCCACTCATATGTTCCTGTTGTCACATTAGGTGACCAGAAGTACAAGTGTGCTTCACCTACGTTTGGCTCACCATTATAGGTTGAACCAGGTGAACCAACCACCATGATGTTACCATTTGCTGATAGTGCGATAGAACTACCAAAGCGACTGTTCTTAGTAGGTGTTGGCAATGTTACTACATTAGCACTGGTGTATGAGTTTGTATAGACTGTTACTTGACCAGCGAACTTTACGTTGTTGACTGTTGCATATCGTTCACCGACTGCTACTGTGCCTCCAGTGCTGTTGACTGCTACTTCATAACCGTAGTTGAAGTTCTCGTATGTCTCGGCACTACCACGGACTAATTTCAAGCCCGTAGTAATGATGTTATAATTACCATTGATGGTAGTAGTTGTATTAGAAATGTTCGTTGTGGTTGTTCTGCCGGCAGATGGGACATTAGCAACACTAGTGGAGCGTAGGGTAAGATCAGTCACAACACTGTTGATGCCTGGTATACTAGTCGGGGTACCCTGACTAGAGTTAGAATTACTACCGTTCCACACACCCCATGATCCGTTAGCAAGAGCGTGTTGGTATGTGGTCACTGTATTACTATACGGTGTAGTTGATATGACTGTGCCGTTAGCTGTATATTTTACTACAACATTACCCGTCTTTACTACCGTAGTTTGAATGTTACTATGATTACCGCCTCGAATGAATTCAAACACCGCACCATTGGCGGCTGGCGGTTCTTGGTTGAAGTAGTTGACTGGCTGTGGCATACCAACGATGAGGGTATTACCGTCCGCAGTAGCGGCAAGACTAGTACCGAACTTATTTTGTCCGGTTGCTAAGATGCCTGAATTTAGTCTGCCTTGAATTGCCATTATTAGTTTCTCATTCTGTTAGCACGAGTGAATGTGCCACGATTTACAAGTTTCACTGGACCAACGCCCTCGTCTGGGTCATGAACAAAGCCTTCGCCACCAGCTTCACCAGTTTTCAACTGCGCTCTAATTCCCATACTACCCAAAGTCTCTTCTTCTTTTGCTAAAATAATACCATTCTTCAAGTGCATGATAGCCTTGACTAATTTAAAGATAGCATTGATGCCTTTCTGATTAGTTTGAATCTTACTTAGAAGAGAAGATTGTTGATCTGATTTTAATTTAGGATTATTCTGTACCCATTCGACGAAATTGGAACCTAAATTCTTAATACCATCTGTTACATCTACTTGACTATTTACATAGGAGTAAATTACTCCAGCAACATTCTCAGAGCCAGTTTCAGATGATAAGAATGATTCAATACTCTGAGCCTTTGATTTAGCGTACTCACTAATCATACGTAGTGTATCAGCGTCTAAGTCGATGCCAGTTTCTGTAAACTTAGGTGGAATAATTACAACGCCACCATCATTGATTGCTTTGTATTTGTCACCCACTGGTTGTCTACGTCCACCCTGACCAGGAATAGTATCGAAGTATGCAGTCGCCGCCGCACCACTACTACTGTTTGCTATCATACCACCTAATGCGCTATTAGGATCAACAAAATATGTAACTGTATTTGGTGTAAAATAATACTCACCATTTTCATTTGTTGGCGGAGTGCCACTGTACATTAGACCTGCTTCAATGAAGCCTCTAAAGTCTCTTGGAGTTGCTTTAGCATACAACGGACATAGTTGTGCCATCTTTAGCGCAAACTCACGACGAGCTGGTGTTTGATCGTTTCTAGTAAAGTATTGATACACTTCTTTAGGGTTTGTCAATAATTCTTTAGCGTACTTGTCAGCAAAGTGAAACGTACCATTAGTATCTCTACCGAAAATCAGCGCGGGACTACCATCCCACTTTACTTCTAATGGCTTAGTGTTTTTAGCAATATGTACTAAACTCAATAATGCTTTCTTTACACCAGGTACACCATCAATGTAAACTAAATCCTCAATGTGCTGAAATTCTCGGCCAACACTACGATGTTGTTCCTTCTTATCAGTCGTTTGAGTTTTCATTAGACGCTTCGTGGCGTCACCTGGAGAATAAGTTTCTTCCAGGTAATCAGGCACGACAGTATCTGTGACTTTGTGTTCGCTCATTATAGACCACTGAGTTTTAACAATCTAGCGAATTCGCTGTCTTCTGCTAACGGCGGGAGTTCTTCCTCTGGAGCAGGTGGAGCTTCTGGTGCTGGTGCCTCTGGAGCAGGAGCAGGTGGAGCTTCTGGTGCTGGTGCTGGTGCCTCTGGAGCAGGAGCAGGAGCAGGTGGAGCTTCTGGTGCTGAAGTGTCACCAGAGTTCAACATTTTCAATGCCTCAGCGTAATGAGGATCTTTTTGTTGTTGCATCCAACTAATGATTGTTGGTGCCGCTTCACTATTAGCGTCATGTGCGGCAACTTTTTTCAATTCTCTATTTAATTCTGAGTTTTCGATGATATCATTTAGTGCACCAATTGCAACATCACCATTAGGACCAACTTTCAAATTAGGGTCTTTGAGTAAATTTACTAAGTCTTGAACTTTAGGCTCAGTAGTAGCATCTAGAGCTTCGCCTAAGATATCATCAGCCCACTTTTCAAAAATACTAGCTTCACTAATTTCTGTATAAGAGATACCAAACTTGCCTAATACCGGCAATGCTCGTTCAATACGGTTGTCAATTTGATTAGACTTAAACACTTCAGCTAAACCAGTATCAGTTTCAGTAATGACCTTAGGCTCATAACTTTCGAAGTATTTGTTATAACCACGACTCGTCGATAGCTTCTTAACATTCTCACGTAATTCAATATAACGTTCTTGGGCTTCGTTAATCATACGCTGAGCACTCTCATTGAATTGCTCACGTTTATTGTGAGTAGCACGAATGAAGCCACTTAGAGTATCAACATCTTCACATACTTCATGTAAGTGTTCCCATCGCTCATCTTTATATTCGCCGCCCTCAGCGATGTGACGGGCGAACATACGAGCCTGTGATGGCTTACAAGTAGGAGCTTTAAAACGTTCACCGGTACTTGTTTCTAAGAAGATACTATCGATATGGCGGAAACGCTGATCGGTCTCTTCTAATTGTTTATTGTGCTTGATGACCATCTTGACAGTTGGAGTATCATCATTATAACTCATCTTCTTGTTACCGTAATAACCTTCAGCTAATTGCTTTGATTCCTCTAGGGTTTTTAAATGGGTTCTGCGCTTCATGTCTGTTCTCAATCTGTCAGTGTCTTTTAATCTAAATGATAATTGTCTGTTTAGAGAGAAGCGTTTTAATTGCTTAACCAAATCAAACCAGCTAATATTTCCTTCGTTAGAATTACCACCACTTTTTGCCATCATATCGTCATAATAGACAGTCATATCCTTATTACCATCGATAGTAACAGTTACTGTGCCATAGTCTTGGCCGTCTTTATGGAAGTGGAATTGAAATAGGTCAGCTTCGTCAGGAACTGGAACTTCCTCACCGCTACTAGATAGTGATTTCACGCTGAACCCGTGACTGGTTAATAGTTTGTCGAGTTCGTTATTTAATGATTCTGCTGTTTTAGGCATATTGTGTCCATGGATAATATAGTATTTATCACTGGACTGCCTATTAGAAGAATGAAACGGAGGCTATGAATGGCATAGGAACGACTACCTCGCTATGGTCGGTGAATTTCTCCGAGATTTTAGAGTCAAAGGTCTGGATTACGCCAATCATACGCACTGCTAGGAGCAAAGACATGACAAGGTCATCAGTCTGACCGATAACAGCGGCAAATGAGCCTCTGGCCGCAATGAAGGTCTTGAGTTCCGACATTAAGGGCTGGCTGTAGATGGTCATTCTGCGTCCCTCTAGGAGAGCTTTGAGCTTACTACACGCCGCATTCTTGTTTGTGTTGGTAGTCACAAAGCCGGCATTGACTAGGCGTTGTTTACCCAGGCGCTTAGGCTCACTAATGAAGTTGCCAACGATATTGTCTGTACTCATTTCTGATAGGGAGACGCGGGCGGCCTCACCCACGCCGTTATTCTCGAATGAGTAGTAGATTCTATCAGGTTGACCAGTCATCTCGGCGATATAGGAGGTGATATCTGCTACGAGTCTAATTTGATCTGGGATAGGCGTCTTATTGTGCTTCCATTCGCCAATCTGCGTGAATGTTGAGGCTTCGACAATCTGAATAGCGGCATTATCGCCACCGGTACCCTGAGAAGGATCAAGTGCTACTACATACGTGTTACCCTTAGATGGTTGCTTGAACCATCTAACTTGACCCATCTTGAATACAGGCTCCTTAGGCTGTAGTGCCGCTAGTGTTAAGGAATCGACCAGTGTTTCACTATCAATAATGAACTCACAATTCATCTCACGACGGAATCGTTCTTCGCCAATCTTAGAACGCTCTTCATCTGCCCATGCTTGGTCACGATCAGGGTGCTTGTCCCATGTTACTAGATATGGCGAGAAGCCATTCTTGCCTAGTTTGATTGGGTTACCATGAGCATCGAACTTGTTGTTAGCATCTTTCCAGATTTGAGCGAACTGGTCTTCATCGTTGTTTGGGGTTGATGTGATAATACACTTACCACCGGTTGCTAGTGTTGGCGAAATAGCAGTCCAGAATTCTTTAGCGATTGTAGGTCGAACGAACGCGAACTCGTCAAGATAGAGTAGTGATAAGGACATACCACGACCGGTCTTTTCTGTCGTCGCACGAGCAACGATACGACTCTTATTCTCAAAGTCAATGTTACCTTGGTTATACACTTCAACGCCGCACTTCATCCACATTGGACACATTTCGTATGCGTAGCGGATACGTTGCATAATCTCTTGAGCACCGGAATATTGGTGGGCGGCGATTAGAATCGTCTTGTCGTCATTGAACATAGCGTACCATAGGAGGTAGCCGGCCGCCGATGTTGTTTTACCCATCTGACGAGCAAGCATTGAGATGGAGAATCTGTTTTCGTGATAGTTCTCGATCAAGCCTTCCTGAAATTGGTATGGGTCATAGAGTAACTGACCACGTGTAGGATGCTGAATGTAGAAGTAGTGGCGCATGAAATACTCGTAACCCTTGTGCGGGTCAGCACATCGTGCTACCTCTACTGCCTGTTCTGGGGTTAGTGCTACTATACGGCCTTTAGCCCGTATAAACTCATTATCATCACTCATAATGGTTTATTTATTTTACCACGTTGAAAGAGCGAATCTTTTCCACGTATTAGTAGCGATACAAACGTACATATAGTTGCTATCAAATCTAATCTCGCCACGATTGCCGGTATCTGATGCTGTTGCTGGTACCGTGTCAGTTACGTTAGCAGTCATTCTTGTTGTAGTCAAGTTGTCTGTTGTAACTCTGGTTGCTACTACGTTACCGGTCACTGTTAGCACAGTGCCCGTGAATGTTAGATTAGGATTAGCACCGGTCTTGCCGTTATTGTTGAATATTACATGGGTATTAGAGCCTGGTACTAAGCTAGTGCCATCAGTATAGAACCAGTTGTCTGTTTTGATAATACCGCCGTTGATATTACCACCAGTAACAATAGATTCTGTACTAGTGAAGCGAACAGCGTTAGCAGTGCCATTGATACTGAGAGTGATGTTACCGTTGATGATGCGGACATTACCTGTGCCGTTGTTTAGTGATGCCGCTGTTACGTTGCCCGCAGTGATGTTACCTGTCGTAGAGATTGTATTGCTACCGAATGCTGATAGTAAGTTTACTACGTCAGTGTTTGTGTATGATGTGCCGCCTGTTGGTCGCACTACGCCGTTAGCATAAAGCAAGTTATCTGTTTTGATAGCGCCAGCAGTCACGTTACCTGTAGTAGTGACGCCGTTAGCAATAACGTTGACTACGTTACCCACGCCGTTGATAGAGAAGCCGATGTTGCCACCACTAGCAATACGAACGTTTGATGTGCCGTTGTTCCACTCACTGGTAGTTAGAGCGCCGTATGCTTGTAAGTTGCCGTCAATAACAGTCATGCCGAATGTAGGCTGAGTTACATTGCGCCATACGCCTGTTGCTGAGTTGTACTGTAGTAGGCTGTTGTTAGCAACAGTGCCTGAGATTAGTACATTGTGTAGTTCGTCTAGTTCGTAGCCGTTGTCTACTTTTAGATAGATAGAGCCGTTGCTAGGATTGACTGAACGAACCCAACCAAGGCGAACAGCGTGTGCTGGAGCATCAGGCTTAGTTGCTGTTATTGAACCTGGTGTTGAACCCAAGAATAGCATATCGCCTTCTGAGAAAGCGGCTGTGTTTTGATTATAGATAGTGCCGTTGTACTGTACGAAGCCAACGCCGTTGTTAGGGATATCAGCAACTACGATGCCTAGTGTGCCCGCACTATCAACCTCTGCTGAATTACTAGCAAGAGCAACGGTCATATTGCCACCTTGATATCCCACGATTCTAACAACTCTACCCGCTGGGATTGCGGTGCCAGTGCGGTTAGTTACTTGTACTTGTTGATCGCCAAGGTGATTACCGAACAAATAGTTACCAGTAATGTTACCTGTAGTTGTGATTGTGTTGCTACCGAATGCGGCTAAGTGTGCTGTTACGTTTGAGTTAGCGTATGAGGCAGCAAATATACCGTTACCGTATAAGACTTGTGCGGCGTTTGCTGTTATGTTTAGTGAAGCAATGTTACCTGCGCCTGTTACGTTTGCTAGTGCTACACTATTAGCAACAGCGGCGAATGGTACTTGACCTGTTACGTTAGCACCTGTTAGTGCTGTTAGATTAGCACCGCTACCGATGAAACGAGTAGCAGTTACGTTACCTGTTGTAGATATTGAGTTTGAACCGAATGAGGCTAGTAAGTTTACTACGTTAGTGTTTGTGTATGTTGAACCACCACCGCCATTGATAGATGAACCACCAGCAGTTGTACCATCACTACTACGAATTGATTGTGTGTCTGGATCATACCACAGTTTGCCAGCAGGACCAACATAGTCTGTAGCATTTACGCCGTTGTGACGGCTCATCCATAGTTCATAAATCGCCATCTACTACTCCTGATTATAAAGGTGTTTGATCGGCTTGAACGATAGTGATTGCTGGGATACCTGCTAAACGTGTAATGTCACCTAAGCCATCTTCTTCGGCATAGTCTTCGCTACCGCCTTCACAGCCACATGGTGCTTCTTCGCAACCGCAACCGCCTTCTTCATCATAAGCATTATCTACGCCTGTTGCTTTCTTTAGCAACTCTAGACTTGCTTGTAGTGGCGGAATCATTGTTGACTGCTCACTTGCGTCTGTGTTATCAGCAACTACTGGCACTAGGCCGGCCTCAACTGAATCAAGTGCGTTGCTTGGGTTGCCTGTTGTGTGTTCCATGCCATCCATTTGGTCTAGCATCGATCTGAATAGGTCTTGAATTTTCATAGTATGGGTTCCTGTATCTAGTATTTATCACTTCTTCGTGTAAGGCTGCTCACCTGTCAGTAGAGGCTTAGCAAACCATAGCTTGAACCACTCATCACTACCAGGCCTGATGTTGCGCTCACGCTGAATCTGACCTAAATTAGTAGCATATTTACTAGTTTCTTCACCGTAACTATTCTCGTTGATGCCGGCAAGACGCTTGAGGTCATCAATGCTGTCAATCTCTTTTGCTGGTGGTAGTTCGACCGTCTTCATACCAGTGTAGGCGGTCATTAGTTTTGCTTGTTTGAATGGGTCGAAAGTCATATGATATTTATGAAAAAAGCCCCTATAGTCTAAGACTAAGGGGCTAACCTAACTAAGGTTGGAAAACTCTTACTTCAAATCAAGTGGACGGGCTTTAGTAACTACAATACAGTAGTACTTTTCACGTGCCGTGACTGGCTTTTTGACCTTGACAGTCTCACCAGCTTCGTTTGTCTCTTCAACTTCACGCTCACCTACTACTAGGTCAAACTCAAAGTTATTGAACTTGTCTAGATTGAAACCAGTACGCTGTAGTAGGGCGATCCATTGTGATGCGCCTAGAATAGAATAGTGATTCAAGTTGAACTCGTGACGACGGTCACAGTCTGGCTGAGGTAGCTCGATATACATCTTACCGCCCTGCTTTAGAATACGGTTATACTCTACTAATGAGAAGATTGGGTATGGTGAGTGCTCAAGGGCGTGACGTAAGAAGATAAAGTCAACACTCTCATCGATGTAGCCATCTTGAACTGGTAGAAACGATAGGTCATACTTAGCAACTTTGTGACCCTTACTCTCACATAACTTGATATCGCCCGGAGATAGGGTAACGCCTGTTAGATTGGTGTAACCACGAGTCTTCATCTCGTCTAAGAAGTAGCCTGGACCACAGCCTAGGTCTAAGATTTCTGCGTCTTTTGGTAGCTCTAATGGGTCAACGTATTCTGCGACCATCTTTGTGGTGATTTCTTTATGAAAGCCGCTTTCGCCTTCATCATAGATGTGAGCATTATAAAGCCAGTCGTTGTAGAAACGTAGCTTTAGTGTGTCGATTGTTTGGGTTGCGTCTAGCATCGTATTGTTCCTTTGATATTATATATCAGTGAGAAACAGGTGCTAAATTTTTATTTGAATTTGAGTTTAGGTCTAGGAGCGACAGGACTCTTTTTGTTAGTGCTCTCTAGCTCTTGTGACTTCATATTGCCGTTGTTCAAATCATGATGTTCACTACCGATTGCTTTGTATGCTTTCTCAAGCATCTTCTGCTCAGCTTCAGTGTATGGATGGGCAGTGTTGTACCTGCCGCTCCAACTTTCTTTACTTACCAATGGATCAACGTCACCATCAGTCGCCGCAACTGCCATCATAATGCGATTGAGTTCATAGATGCGGTCATACCCATCAGGGTCTCTGAATTTATCGAGACCTCTAGTGGCTTGACTATTACGCTTGCTGATTTTGGCAGCGGCTGCTTCGGCCATGAACTCACGTGCTCTCATTACTTGATGCCAGCTAGTTTCTTCATTTCTTCAGCAACGTCAATAGTGTACACTTGTGTACTTGGCATCACTGATTGATCTCGCTTCTTGCCGTTTAGACCGCCACTAACAACATCCATCATGAACTTGATATCTGCTGTGAATTGCTCGTCTTCACTACTGCCGCCGCGCTTGTTAGCCCACTCATTGAGTTGTTCGTCGCCGTGTTCGCACTCGTGGCCTTCACCTTCGTACATAGCACCACACTCATTGCAAGTTTGCTGGCCTTCTTTGACCTTTTCCATGTCACCGTCACCGTCTAAGTCAGCTTCTTCTTTGCCTTGCTCACGAGCTTTAAATAGATTACCAGTAAACTTATTGCCTTCTTCGACTTCATCTTCATCAATTACGGCTTCTGAATCTTCTTCTGAATCTTCTTCTGAATCTTCTTCTGAATCTTCTTCTGAATCTTCTTCTGAATCTTGCTCACTATCACTATCTTCTGGTTCATCAGAGGCTTCTTCATCGCCGAATTCTTCCTCTTCCTCGTCGTCAGTGGCTTCAAAGCCTTCTGGATGCTTTGGCTCAGGTGCGGCTTCTTTACCGATACCCATAGCAGCCAACATTTGCTTCATAGCAGCCATACCATCATCGCCGTCGCCTTCTAAGCCTGCTTGTGCGTCATCGAAATCTACAACTTCAATCTCGCCTTCACCGCCTTCATCATCACTGTTCACAGAGAATGGACTGCTGTCGCCGTGTGCTTTCATTAGGTCAGCTTGTGCGTCTTTCTTGATGCCTAGACCAGCACTATTGATTAGCTTTAATAGCTCATGTGCATCTTCATCATTAGCAGTAATACTTACACTGTCTGGTGTGTGTTCGTTACCTACACTAGTAGAAACACTTAGACCTTCTTTAACTACGGTCTTACTCTCTAGTAGAGTTTTTAGTTGAGCGTCCCACTTAGAGATAGATTCATCAACTTCAATACCCTTAGAGCCTTTATTCTTCCACTTGACACCAAGAGCATCGTCCATACTCTTGACTTTGCCCTTATTGACTTTATCTTGATTGTCTTTAGAAGTCTCTTCACTGGCACCCCACTTGTCTTTAGCTTTGTGCTTTAGACCAGTTGCTGTTTTTTCTACTGATTCATCTACTTCTTCAGTATCAGCATCGGTTTTAATACGCTTCTTAACAGATAACTTACCAACTTCTTTCTCTGGCTTCTTACCGCCACCGAATACGTCACCTAGAGATTTAGTGTCATACTTTTTCTCTTTAGTTGTACCATCATCCTTCTTAGGACGACCGCGACCCTTTTTGGAATCACTGTCTTTCTTTACTTCGTTGCCGTCTTCATCAGTATCATACTCTTTACCGTAAGTACCTGTGTGCTTTAGACCTGTCTTGGTCTTATGTGTTTTACCTTCAAACATATCTGTTTCCTTTAGTCTTTGTTCTAGGCTACTTACGCCGCCTTGTTCGTTGCGCTTGCGCTGATACGCAGGCGTGTTGAATGAGTTTTGTTTTGCTGGATCTTTTTCTGGTGTTGGGTTAGCGCCAATACGATCTTCGATGCCTTCTTCCATGCCTTCTTCGTCTAGCATACCACTGTTGATAGCATCTTGATTGCCACCGATGCCGTTATCTTTAGCATAGCACTCTTCAACGAACTCTTTTAGTTCTTGTAGAGGACCGTGCCAAATCGCACGAGGGATTTTACCTTCTTTGTGATAGTGTTCTGCTAGAGCTTCGAATAGACTACTGTCCATGCCCCAGCCTTCCATGAACTGTTTGTGTTCATACGGATGTGTTTCTTGAATACGCTTGATAGCTTCATTTAGTTGAACCTCAGCTTCGTCTTCTTTTAGTTGTAGGTCGTTTGGTCCAGGCTGACTAGTCATTGGTTGACCTGGCTGCTGAGCTTGTGCTCCAGTTGCGTTTGGTTGAACTTGTTGACCTGGCGCAACTGTAACTGATGAAGGCTGTGTTGTAGAAGATGGTGGAACGCCCTGTTGAGGTTGTGCAGTCATCGCTTGCTGTTGCTGTTGCCCATTCATCGGCGCCGCAGGTTGTTGACCATTGATGGGTTGTTGACCCTGCGGTGGCTGAATTGCTTCTTCAATCTTCTGAATGTACTTTTTTAAACTCATGTTCTATCCTTATTTTCTTGCGCCGGTGGCAGGTAATTGACCGCGCTTCACTGTAGATAGAGGACTCTTAGATGTGTCTTTCTTTGGTGAGAATGGGTCGTATGAATCTTTTGCTGAATCTTTACCAGCGATTTCGTAAGTGAACTTGTCGTCTTTAGCTTGTTGTTTGATACTTGATAGATAACTATCACCGTATGCTTTACTAGCTTCTTTACCTTCATCCTCTAATTCATCTTGTGTTAGAATAGGACTTGGACGATTACTAATCTTATCTAATTCTTTCTCCATACCATCAGCGTAATCAGCTTGAACAACGATAACATTATTTTCATCGATGCCGATTAGACGAGCGATTTGCTTAATCATTGGCTCTGTTGCTGGGTACTTGAAATCCACATCAATAATAGAGACACTTTGATTCTCTAGATGTTCGAAGCCCATTGGCTTACTTTGAACAGGTGTAGACTTAGGGGAACTGATAGAAACTGGGTCGAACTTCTGTAGATTTAGACAGAATAGTTCGAGCTTGTTTTTCTCAACATCGCCCGCGACTTTTACTTTGTATCGGTAAGTTTTTACACTTTCCATTAGGTATTTTTTGAAAGATTTCATAGATTTAGTCCGCTTATCTCTTATTTATCATTTAGGCGCCGTTTTACTCTGGGCTAGAATCTGCTTAATGAGATCATTTCTATCCAGGACCTGACCTTGACCTAGAGGTAGAGTCTCGGGTGATGCCTCACCCTTCGCTGCGGCTGCTGCCACCTTGCGGTCCAACTCTGCTTTTTGTAGCTGAAGTTGAATCATCTTTAGTTTTTTGTTTGTTTTGGCCACTTTTGCTGTAATAGCGTGACCTAGCATAGAGCTTGCTGAGTTGAAGATTTCACTAGCAAAGCGTGAATCGACTTGAAATCCAAGATCCATGAGATTATCGAACGCCTCTTTTGCTTTAGCGGATAGCTCATCCATGTCCTTGTCACTAGATTCTAGACCCTTAACAGCAGGTAGTGCCGACTCGATCTTATCAATAGCATCTAAGGTTTCTTCACTGAGAAAACTCTGGGGGATATCCTCTTCCTGTGGCGTCACCGACTCTGCGCCTTTTGGCTCATCATCCTCTGGCATATTGAATAGGTCTTGTAATTGTTTGGTCATAGTAGATATTTATTTACTTACTACCATTTCGGAACAAATCATTCTCAGTGATAACTCGGAATGTGATGCCTGTTCGCTTACAGAATGCCTGAGCCGCCTGCCATTTAGCGTGATTGACTGCTATCACCGCACGAGTTCGTTCACTAGGACGCTTATTGTTCTCGATCAGAGCTTCTTTTGCTGGCTTAATTTCTACCATCTCGGCAATTTGTCTACCATTCTTATCTTGATACACTACAAGAAAGTCTGGAACATAGATAGTTTGCTTGCCGGTTAGAGGATTCTTATAGGGAATTCTGATTGATTCACTAGCCCACTGTAGAACGTTCTTGTTGTTATCACAGAACATCATAAATGTAAGTTCCCAGCCGGAACGATATCGTGGCTTGCCGATGCCCACATACTTGTGTGGGTTCTTGATTTCGTATACGCCTTGTGCCCACTTAGCCATGTTATCTCAGTATATTACGTGCTACGTTTTGATCTGGCTGAATGACTTGTGTAATGCCGTACATCACTGTCTTATCACTAAATGAGTTTAAGAAGTATGCTAGGGATGCTGATACTTGAATACCGTCTTGTCCCTGTAGAGACTCCAATAAGTCCATGATATCATAACCAGTTTGTGCTGAGATATCAAACAGGGTCTGAGAGTACGATTTAGCGGCGGTTAAGTTTGATGTGACGCTCTTGAAGAACGATAGGACAAGTTCATACTGATTCGCATCAATAGGAACTTTTGAGTTGTATAGGGTTTCGGTAATATCTGCCATAGTAATACTATTTAGCAGATTGATTACTCGCCCTCATCTCCACCGTATGGGACTTCTACCGCTTTGTTGAGGTCGCTCTCTTTGAAGACCTTGTTGCCAGATGTATTACTAGCCGCCGAGCTTGGTGATGGGGCAGTTGCCCAGTTCCATGCGCTTCTGACATTTGATGGCGTAATTGCGCCAGTAATACCAGCAAGAGCTTCTTTCTTGAGTAAGTCTTTGAGGTCAGCACCCTTGAATGTCTTGGCTGCGGTGCCGGCTTTTTGGATAGCGCCCAGAATGTCTGGAGGATTCTTACTCAAATCACCGATGATACCGTCACCAGCGTCTACTAGACCACCTTGACCCATAACTGTTCTGTTACTGCCAGGACGAGTGATGGGTGATAGTGTCTTATCATAGTATTGATCCGTACCGAAGCCAGGCACTTTAGCACTAGGATTCTGGCCGTTGAGCGCACCCTCTTCGTATGTGACTGTTTCATAGCGAACTGTCATCTTGTTTTCCATAGTGCCATTAGCGGCACTATAGTCATATGTATCATGCTCAAAACGTTCAATCATAGGATTGATTAGGTTATAAACACTAAAGTTGTGCTGATTGAAGCCGAAGATTCTAATTGATTTAAAGAAGAATGGCTTAGGATCATTGATAGCACTGGCAGTCGCGGATGATGTGGGTTCGCCTAGATATCCCCAGTTTTGTTGCTGAGTTATATCAGGGCGATATGTTGTTCTGGAATTGATACTATCACTATTGTTGGCGGCAGTATTAGTATCGTTGAAATAGTATGTATAGTAATTGTGCCATACTTTCTTGATGGCGCCCAGGGCATCATCATGGAATGAGATACTTACTGGATCATAGTTGATTTTGGTTTGAACGTAACGCTTGCGGTTGTACTGATTCATCTCTGCAAGTTGAATGTTGTACTTAGGTAGAGTAATGTTCTTTACAAGTAGACCAGGAATCTCTTTACTGGGGAAACTAGCAGAGTTGTTTGATACTAGTGTATCATTGATTTCAAAGTACACATGGAAAAGATATTTTAGCTTCGGAGCGTTGCCGTATCCGTTAGTTCTAAAAATCTTAGTTGCGTGTTGAGCATCACGCAAATAGGGGTTGCCGAAAAATGTTTCAGCAGCCCCTTTACTTACTTCTTCAAAGAATCCAGCCATCTAGATTCTTCTTAAATTATTGACCGATGCCGGATACAGCACTACCAATGGCACGACCGATAGAGTTACCGATACCACCAGAGCCAGCAGTTTGAAGAGCGTTATCGAATCTGATTGATAGAGCGATAGTCACTGCTTCGTTTGTGGCATAGTTTAGTGAGTTGTAGTTAGCACTTGCTAGATAGCAACCGTATAGTTCCCAACGTTCTAGTACTTGAACACCGTTAGTGCCCATACCACCGTCTAGAATTTCACAGTTAACTTGGAACTTGTAGTCACCGCCTGCGGCAGCACTAGCTTGTTCACTGAAGTCAAATTGCTTCTGAACTTGCTCACCGACCATCTTAGCAATACTGCCGTTAATGTCATCACGAACGTTGATAGAAACTGCTTCCCATGATGGCTTACCAGCTAGATAGATTCTACTGTTGTAAACTTCGATTGGAATTTCAGGGAACGAAACGTTAGGACGTGTGAAGTCGATAACTTGTTTTGTTAACTCAGTGCCGCCGGCTTTGTCTACGCCGAAGTTCAAGAATGTAACTCTGAAGCGATACTGTAGTTTAGGCATCAACAAGCCGCCGTCTGTCTTGCCATCGGCTCCAGGAACGGACATACTGTTTAGTGATGCGCTTAGTGTGTTTGATACAGCCATTTTAATATTTCTCCTATTATCTTTATTTATCTGAAAAAATGGGTGAGGTCATCACCCATTTTGTTCTTATCCTAGCTTCGCAATCTCACCTGTGTTCAATACACGAACTGGGATGTAGATAAATTCGATTGCCTTAACTGGTTCGATAGCGATATCGATCCATAGTTCGTTACGGTCAATACGAGCTGGAGTATTGTTACTCTCGTCACAAACAACTAGGTAGTCATAGATACCACGCTTAGTCTTAATGTCTGCCATTAGAGTTAGAATAACCGCCTTGACTTGGTCACGAGTACGAGCATCGTTTGGCTCGAACAAGAACGGACGTACTGCGATTTGTAGTCTGTCACGGATGTAACAGATTAAGCGGGCAACGTTTGTTCTGTCTAGCGCACTTTGACTATCGTAACTGTTCTTGTTACCGTAGTTGAGTAAGCCAATGTTTCTGAAGAAAGCGATTGGGTTAATCATGTTAGTGTACTCGATATCACGTAGGGCAACACGGTTCTGAGTTGTCTGGAATTCACCAGAGGCAGCGTCGATGTAACCGATGTTAGTAGCGTTATCTACTGTACCGCGGCGCATACCGGCTGGTGCGAACCATGGATATGCTACGTTGTCGTTGTGAATCATTGTGCGTAGCATCATGTGTGATGCTGGTACTACAACTTCAGCGCCTGTTAGGTCAGTAGTGATGCCACTTGGGTAGTAGATACCTAGATATGTATCACGAGTTACTAAGCCGTCATCGCCTGTGCCGGTTGCGCCCTTACTGTTAGATGCCCACTGAGTGATAGCATTAGCTTCAGCAGGTAGACGTAGAGGTGTGTCACCGATGATGTAAGCAGTGTTGTTACGGTCGTTGTTTAGAGCAACCATGTTAGGTTGTGCTTCAGCGTAACCAGGAGTAACGATTAAGTTATAACTGGTTTGATCGTCACGTAGCTCACTACTTGTGTCGAGTAGGGCCTTGATTGCTTGTACAACCATAGCACGTTGTGCCTTACGACCCATGTATGGAGAACCATTACTCTTTAGACCACTTGCTGTTACCCATGCGTCTGTCTGAGTTGGTAGAACCATGTCTGGGAAGTCGATGCCGTTGAAGTAGTTCTTCTGGAACTTCTTAACGTTGTAGCCACTACGACGGGTGTTAAATAGCAACATACCTTGTGGATAGCCTGTAGCATCTGGACAGTCTAGGTCGATGTAGTCACTTGTTAATAGACTGCCGATAGTTGGAATCTTGTCATTGACTGGATCGATTGTGCCGTCTTTGCCCCAACGAGCGTCTGCGAATAGAATACCGTTTTCAGTAGTCTGGTCAGTGTTGTCGATTAGAACCCACTGCTTAACACCACTGACTAACTGCCAGCGATAGATTACTGGGTAGTTCTCTAGGTCGCCACTGTCTAGCCATAGGTCACCGTATACTAGTGGTGTACCGTCAACTTGTGTTGCTGGCTCACTAGCACTTACCATGATACCACTGTAGTTGTTGCCTGCAGGAGCGGCACCAGTTGCTGAACCAGAACTATCGTAAGCAGTGTTTAGTAGACCTTTCCATACGCCACCAACGTTGACCATGATATCAACTTGATTGATAACACTGTAGAACCATGGTGTACCATCTACTGGATCTGCTACTGGAGCAGTATCATCAGCAGTGAATAGGAACGGCTCCCAGTTACTTAGAATCAACTTGAACTCTGGCTTAGAGTCACCAGTGAATTGCTCGATGATTTGAGCCGCACCAGCAGTAACACCTGTAGTCGTATCAACTTGGTTGATTTTGACTGTCATTGTTGCGTTGTCGTGTCCAGTTAAACCGTTGACAGTAACAATATCACCAACGTTGTAGTTAGTGCCTGCGCTGTTGATAGAGTATAATGGAACAAAGCCAGTAGTAGTTACGTTCACTGTTAAGCCTGTACCACTGCCGCCGGTTGTTGTTAGACCGGTGTAAGTTAGGGCTTTATAAGCGCCATGCTTGCCACCGACTGTACCTGTACTGTTAGTTAGGTCATAAGCAGAGAAGCCAGCGATTGATAGTGGACTTACGTAACCTAGAGTATCGTTAGCACTGTCGTCTAGAGAGATAGAACCACCTTCACTGTGTGTGATGATTAGTGCGCCTGTTGCTGAATCGATACTTACGTCAGTGTAAGGGATAGCAGTTGCTACGCCATTTAGAGTAGAAGCGTGCCATGCGTCGATGAAATCGGACGCTGTTGCTATTGCTGTGCCTGCTGGGGTAGTACCAGAAGCAATAGTAACACGATATGTATCTGACACTACATCTGTACCAGGTAGAGTAACTTGTACATCTAGCACACTGCCTACTACGAAGCCAGTTGGCTCACTTACTGTACCAGTGAATACTGACTTACCAGTTGCGGCACGATAGAATAGGCGAGATGGGCCTGAGCCTGGTGCGGCTGGTACTTGTAGATATACTGAGTTTAGTGGGATAGCTTGACCACCAGTACTGTCTAGAGCGTTGATAGCAACAGCATCACTAGTAGCAACAGTAATCTTCTTACTTGTGTAAGCGGCACTTGCTGTACTGTATTGACCTAGAACAATGTCTAAGCCACTGTTATATGCGTTTGTCTTGATCCATACACTGCCTGTTGGGCGTGGTGTAGCATCTGTAGACTTCCATAGAGGTTGACTTGCGTTTGTACCGTAAGCAATACTTGGAGCATAGTAGTCATTAGCTGTTAGACCCAACTCAGCTAGTAGCGTTTCGTCGCCAGTTACATTCATTACACGGTTAACAGTTGCGGTATCTGCTTTTGCGTAATAGATAGATAGTTTCTGACTTACACTAGCATCAGCAACCGCTGTAATGCCAGGGATAGATAGCGCATTGATAGAAGTGGCGATATCAGCCACTGACTCACCAGCAGTAACATCAATCTTGATGCCGAACTGAGCCGTCATTGACTTGGCGTGAGCAGTAAATGTTGTAGTGATAGCTTGAGTTTGTAAGCCTGTGCCAGCATTTACTCGTAATGTGTATGTGCCTGTGCCACCTGTACCTGTACCTAGAGAATAGATATATGTACCTGGTAGGATGTCTTGTACAACAGTACCCTGTGATAGACTCTCAGTTCCAGGTAAACTAGCGGCTTGGTCGATGAATACAACTGTACCTGGTGTTGGCTGAGCAATGATGTTTTGAGCAGTGCTACTTACTAGATCGGTACCTAATGATACTTTGTATAGACCTAGACCACCACTTGTACCTGAGTGAATAGTGTATGTACCTGTACCATGCTCTTGTAGTTTACTACTTAGCTTGATAGTAGTTACGCCATTAGCAGTAGTGTATGGTGTAGTGGCGTCTAGAGTTGTACCGCCTAGGATACCCTTACCGGCAATCTTAGCACCAGCTACTAACCAATCAGTGTCGAAAGCACCAGATAGTGTTAGAGTGTCGCTGTCGTATTGACCCGTAGCTGTTACTGAGTTAGGAGCTTTACACTTAACAAAGATTGTGAATGTTTCGTCGCCTGTACTTGGCTGAGCGTTACCGCCTGTGCCTAGTGAGCCGAAGCCTGTAGTTGCGTTGTTGTCGATTGTAACAACAAGACTTGTAGCATCGATAGAATCAATCTTAGATAGATTAGTTGCTGTGATTTTTGCTAGACCGTTCATACCGGTTGTTTCTGTACCGGAAGCTGTTAGGTTGCCACGAACAATACATAGTCTGCCATCGGCGGCTAGTGCGTTCAATTGGGCAACTGTTAGACCAGTACCGTTGGTACGCATTGTGAATGTTGTATTACCAGTAGCGATAGCACCGTTAGATACAATAGTACCTGATAGATAGTGTGACTGCTCTAGTACTGTGCCAGACTTCTTGCCTGTAGTGTCACCCACTAGTGTGCCGGATGTGCCTAGTTTAGCAGAGACTTTGCGGCCTGGTAGTAGACCTTCATCACCGTCAACAACTGCGGTTACAATCATCTTAGCGCCAGCAGAGCGAATGGTATATTCAGATAAACCATAGCCAGCTAGAGAATTCTTTGATGTATCAACTGTTTGTGCGGTGTCGAGGAGGGTCTCGAACGCAGTATAATTGATATCCTTAACGCGGTAACTTGTAGGAGCACCTAGAAGTTGAGACCAGATAGACTTAGTAGTACTACCACTTAGAGCATCACCTACTGCTAGAGCGCCACTTGTAACTGAACTTACTGTTAGTGTTGTGCCAGAAATAGAACCAGAGAATACAGCCTGAACTGGCATTACTAGCTGTGACTTACTTACAGTGTAGTAACCTACGCCACCTGTACCAGCTGGGCCTTTATATGTGCCAGTCATTGACTTGATGTATGTGCCCTCTTCGATGCCTTCGCCTACGATTAGGGTACCGACAGCTAGGTCAACAGCACTGTTTGTAACTTGAGAAACATACATAATGTCGCCAGCTACGTCTGTACTGATACCGTCACTGATTGTAGCAACTACGTTGGCAGTAGTGAAGCCACGCGTGAATACAAAATCACCACCAGTTGTGATTGTTGGGTTACTCTTAGTACCCTGTACTGTTGGCCATACGCCGCGCCACTGAGCACTGCCTACAGCTACCCAGCCCTGTGTAGCACTACGATACCAGTAAGTATAGAAACTTGTTGGCTCAGCACTGTTGTCTACTGCTAGGTTAACAGCATAACTGCCGATAGGAGCAACACTGTCTAGCGGTACGCCGCCGTTTAGCTTAGCACTGTCAGTAATAACAACTGGCTTCTTGTTTGTGAATGAGCCTGTTGTGGAGTCAAATTCAAAGATACCCCATGTACTGTTAGCAGTATCAACCCACCAACTGCCGT